CGGCGCAAGGCGAAGTGGTAGTCACTGAGCGCGTCGCGGCTGTTAATGGCGCAACTTATCCAAATCAGCGCCCGTGGGATTACGCGGCAAATGATTTCATTTTCATCGAACACCTTGGCAAGACCGCGTTCACGACATACAATGTCTGCATTCAATATCAGCCCGGCACTCACCATAAGTGGGTTTGGCTGGCTCGCAACACGACGACGAATTTATCAAAGTCGGTTTGCGACATGATGTGTTGCGTGGCACAAGGTACTCCACTCGACGGCGTTTCGCTTCGAAAGGCAAGCAACGTCGTTGTCGTCAAGGGAGATTCAAAGGTCAAGCAGGACACGTTCCTGGTTGGCATGTTCGGTGACACCCAATGCCCTACGTATAGCATTAAGTACGCGTACGATCAGGGCCCTGACACTTCGATGGAATTGACCGAGAACCAGTACAAGGTGTTCAACCTTATGGGGAAGAACCGCCCGAAAGGGTATGGCGTCTCGGAAGTAAAGCGCACCATGCAGATGCACACCATCTGGCGCCCCGGAGGGCTTGAGCCGCTTCTTGTGGCTTTCTTCGGGATTCCCATCGAGTATCGCCCTCGGCCAAATATTATGTACACTAGTCAAGCCGGGTCACTTGACGAGGATGTCGCCGAGGACGGAACCGCCACTGAGGCAGCGCCGAATGTCGCTGGTGGCGGACCGGGCGTGGCGGACACAAAGTCCGACGCTGCGCACGACGCGTACGAGAAGAAGCGTCTTAAGGAGTATAGCAACAAGATCGATCCTGCTGCCAACATCAAGGAAATCGCATCTTTGCTTCTCCCTCGCTTCATCGATCAGGTCTCAGGCGAAACCGGCATCGCCCTGGGATCGGTAACCATGGTCGGTCCCGAGATCATATATCAACGACGGACTCAGGCCTTGCAAGCCGCGCGTTTACAACGCAATGTCGAACTCGTCGCTCGCGAGACGGTCCCCAAGACGAACCTCAAGCACGAGGTTGGACCTAAAGCTAGCGTCGCGCCCCGTGGGATCACGCAGTATACTGAGGAAATGGCCATTCAGACAGGACGAGTCGGCCTCCTTGTTAAGGAAGTACTCAAGAACTGCGGATTCTACCAACCTGGCAATTCCCCACACGACATCGCCATGTCCATTCGCAAACTCACAGAAATTGCGATGCATGCCGTTGACGTCGATAAAGGTGGTCAGGTGAGCGGCCTGCATGACACGGATTATTCCAAGATGGACGAGACGATCAGTGAATACATTTATTCCTGGTTTGTCGAGTTCGTCTTGGCCTTCGTCCACTCCGCCGATTACGAGGAAGTTAAGAAAATTCTCGAGGCGAACGTGGACTTTACGACCATGCTCAATGGAAAGCCAATTAAGACCGGTTTCAAGAATAACAGCGGATCCGGCGTGACGACCGAACTTAACACCGTCGTTTCTGCTTTCATTGAGTATGTCTCAACGTGCCTTGCGATCACGAGAACCACGTTTCGGTTGCGCCACAAGATGGAGCTCGACTTGTCGACTGCTAAGAAGAACACCATCCGCACTGCTCTCAAGCATTATGC